GGAGTGGGGGTGGGGTGTCCCGGAGGGGTTGCGGTAGGGGTGCAGTCGTCGTCGGCCGGCGGATGCTGGGGGGCGCCGTAACCGCCGTCGTTCCCGTATCCGTACCCGGTGTCCGGCCCGTCGGCGGAGGCGGCGGATGCCGATCCCGCCACCAGGCCGACCGCCAGGAGGACGGCGGCCGTGAGTGTGCGTGTCATGGGGGCTCCTGTCGGGCGGGGTCTGCTGCCCCGCACAACGCCGGGCAGGTACAGCGGGTCACAGACCGTTCAGCGCGCCGTCCTCGGAGACCGGTGACGGTACCCGGCGGTACACCGGGCCGTGTCCCAGCGGCGGTTCCGGCGTCCCTTCGACCGCGATGGTGTAATCCCCCTCGCGCGGCTGGAGCGCCTGGAGCTGCACCACTCCGCCGCCGGCCTGGTACTCGTTCACGATTCCCCGGAAGATGCGCTGCGGCTGGGGGTGGAGTTGGAGTTCACGGGTCACGTACAGGATGTCCCCTCCCGGGGCCACCTGCTGGAGGATCTCCCCGTCAGGTCCCGAGAGGGCGTCGCGCTCCCACCACAGGCGCGCGCGGGGGCCTGAGGGAGTCAGGTCCAGCAGCACGCCCGTGGGAGGGGCGGTGATCTCCACGGTGGTGTGGGAGGCGATCTGGAGGTGGAATCTGAACATCGGGATCTCCGGGGCGGGTGGTCAGGTGATGCGCGAGCACCGCAACCTACCTGGCCGCCTCTGGTTCCCGTGAACCCTCCAGGTCACTGCGCGTGCCCTCCCGGTCACACTGCGGTATAGACGGGGTTGCGGAACCAGCCGTCGAACTCGTTCCCCGTGACACCCGTGTTGCGCTCCACCTTCTCCGCCCACACGTACCCGCCGCGCAGGGCCGAGTTCGCGACCGTGGCGGTGTACTGCGTGCCGCCCGACGCCGTACGCGTCCAGGTGATCTGGGTGGGCGTCACGGTGAGGAGGTAGTTGTTGTACACGTCCGCCGCGACCGCCGGAGAGGTACGGGTGGCGAGGTTGGTGAACACCCCGGCCTGGAAAATTCCGATGCCGATCTCCCCGTTCTGCCGCTGCCACACCCGGTAGCCGGAGAACGGGAACTGCGGGTACCCGCGAGGGTTGACGGTCGCGTTCCCCGCCGGCCACGCGAACGGCTCGGCGTCCGTGGGCGCCCCGAACAGCAGGCCCAGCTTCGCGGTGGCGGTGTCGGATGCCGCGAGGGTGTCGAACTTCAGGTCAACGCTGATGGTGTACGAGGTGGGGTTGGTCATGGGGCACATCCAGCCCATCAGGATCGCCGGCCGGTCGAACCCGCCGCCGAATCCCGCCGGGACCTGGAGGCCCGGCTCGCTCGCCACGGTACGCCCGCGCACCGCACCGGTCGACGAGGTGACGGCCTTGTCCTCCGTGCGGTAGGTGAGCTGGCCGTGGCCGGGACGGCGGTGACTCCAGGGGTTGACCTGGGAGCGGTAGTCGTAGCCGCGCCCGTCCCAGTTCGGCCCCCGGTAGTAGACGGCGTCCATGTTGTAGCCGCCCCGGATGCCCAGCGTCGCGGCGCGGGTGCGTTCCGTGTGCCGTCCCGAGCCCCACATCAGGACGTTGATCCCCGCGTTGCGGTACGCGGTGAACACGCTGTCCGCGTAGTTGCTGGCCAGGATCATCCACTGGATGCCCGCCCCCGTCACGTCCGCGACCGGATACGGCAGGGTGGCGGTGTTGAAGGGCGGCGCGGCGTCGGGGGCGACCAGCACCGGGGTGATGCCGGCCGCGATCACGGTGCCCGCGTTGGGGATCTCGCTGACCCCGATCATCGCCCACGCCTGCGCGCAGTGCTCCAGGATGCCCCGGATCGCGCCCCGGATCTGCACCGCCTCCCCCGAGGGGACCGTGGCGGCGGGGTGGCAGTCCAGGAGCGCGACGGCCTTGCCGTTGATGGTGCGCAGGAAATCGGACAGGAGCGGCTGGTAGTAGCGCGGGGTGAGCCATCCCCACCAGCCGCCGCGCCGGTCGGCCCTGTTCAGCGATGCGGAGCCGTCGCCCTGGTTGAAGGGGACGGGGTCGTCGACGTCGCCCGCGTAGCTGTACACCGATTTGACGTCCGCCGCGTTCATGTCGCGGATGTAGGCGGAGGTGTAGAGGCTGGAGCGGCCGTCGGTGAGGCGCATGTCCTGGAAGTCGGAGACGACCCCTACATCGTCGGCGGACGTCGCGCACCAGAAGCCGATGATGTCGATCTGCTCCGCGAGGCAGTACTCCAGTTGCGCGGGACTGGAGTAGGCGCCCAGGTGGCCGCTGAGGGCGTAGGCGCCGGTCACGCCCGGCGCGGCGGGAAGGCCGGCGATGCTCTTGCTGCACGTCGTCGGCCCCGGGCCCGCACCGGACAGGTTCTTCAGGCCTTGGTCGGCGCCGAACGTCAGGGTGTTCCCGGCGTCGGTGGACAGCCGCGCCTGGATACGCCCCGTCGCCGCGTCGAACCGCAGCCCGGGACCCAGGTTGGCGCCCACGCACGCGGTGATGGCCGCGCAGCCGGTCTGTCCGCCCTGCGACAGGGAGATCACGTAGGGCTGCTGGACGGAGCCGTTGCCCGTCACGGTGACGGGGCTGACCCCCTGGACCACACAGGAGCACGTGCCCCCGCAACCGCACCTTGCCATTACAGGCCCTCCTCACTGGTGGTGCCGGGTGTGTAGGGGCGCTCCGCGCGCACCCCGTCCTCGGTGACGTAGAACTCGACGGGCTCGCCGTCGAGGTAGGAGATGAGGCGCGCGGCACGGATCCCGCCGCTGCTCGCCAGGCGTCCCAGAACGCCCTGGGAGTCCTTCGCCGCCCGCAGGGGACGCTGCGCGGCACGCTGTCCCGGGAGCGCGCTCACGATCCCAGCTCCTCGTCCAGGCTGGTGAGGGGGATCAGCGAGATCCCGACCTTTTCCCCGCCGTTCTCCCAGGTGACCTCCACGTCCGAGAGGGCGAAGCCCTGGACGAGGGGGATGCAGAAGGTGTCGGCGAACACGTCGATGCGCTCCCCGGGTACGAGCTGCTCGATACGGATGGGGGCGGTGGGGACGAGGCTGGAGCCGTCGGGCACGTTGATGACGACCGGCGCCGGGTAGCGGCCGGCGACCGCGTTGCCCGCCGCGTCCTGGAGGTCGGCACTGCTGATCGTCTCTTCCTGGATGTGCACGAGGTTGTCGAGCCGGCCGTAGGCGGTGCCGCGCCGGCCGACCACCACGAACGTGCCCTCGCTGATGTCCTGGTCGTTCTGGTTGGTCGCCCATCCCATGGTCGCGGCGGACGTGCCGTCGCGGATCACCTCCACATCCCCGGAGAAGTCCTCCAGGGTGAGCCGCGCCATCGCCCGCGTGGCGTCCGAGGGGCGGGCGCGCAGCAGCAGCGTGCGTCCCACGGTCGTCCACGTCAGGCCGCGTTTGGCCCACTCACGCAGGATCGTCCCCATGTACTCGACCCAGATCGTCACATTCGACGAGCCGTCCTTTTCCACCTTGATCACGGGGAGGCCGTTCTCCCGCCGCACCAGGTAGGGCAGGATGCCCGGATAGTCCGACGGCCGCGAGAAACGCGGGTCGGTGAGGTTGAGGCGGATGTGGTTGTAGGCGATGTACACGATCGTCCCGCGCCGCTTGCCCTCCGCATCGGCGGTCGCGTTGACGTACCGCACCGGAAACGCGTTCACCAGCTTGTCCATCCACGCGAACACGTCTTTGGCCTGGATGGTGATGGACTCCCGGCGCGCGGTGATCTGCACAATCGGCCCCTGCCACACGAGCGCGCCGTCCCGGTAGAGCGTCAGCTCGTGCACCCACGGCTCGGCGCGGCCGATCGCCTCGCAGCAGTCGGGGCTGATGTTCCCCTTGAGGACGGTGATGGTGGCCTCGGAGGTGTCGTTCAGCGTCCGCGACCAGGTCACCTGGGTGAGCCGGGTCATCGCGCTCGCCGGGTAGGGCTGTGCCCCGCCCCGCCAGTGGATCATGGCCGAGTAGTGGTCCGCGCACCCCAGGACGTTGGATTCCTGGCCGACGACGCTGTTCTGTGCGCACCCTTCCGGAGGCACGTAGGTGATCGGCTGTGACTGGGCGATCTCCGCTGGCCCGCCGCCGCTGCGGTTCACCGTCACCTGGTAGACCACCGGCACACACACCGGCGGCCCGGTGTCGACCCAGACCGACTGGTCCGCCAGCGTCGGCCCGGTACCGGCGAACAGGGGCTGGGTGATGCCCCCGACGATGCGCACCACCGACCAGCTCACGACGTCGGTGTCCGGACGCACGGTCACGGTGAGCTGGATACCCGGGTCCGGTTCCCCGATCTGGGCCGCTGCGATCCCCACTTCCGCAGGGATGCTGCGCGCGCTGATCCCGTACAGGTTCATGCGCGGCCCGGAGATCGCGAAGCCGTAGATGAGCTGCGGTCCGGCCGGGTACAGGAAGACGCCTACGGCCTCGGGCTCCCGGTAGGGGAGGTTCAGGAACGTCAGGTCCTGGAAGCGGCGCACGGTCGAGCCCGTGCGCACGTCCTGGACCGTCCAGTAGGTGTTGCCGTTGCCGTCCGGCGGGGGCGGGTTGTCGTCAGAGTAGGCGTCCCCGTTGCGGAGGTAGACGTAGTTCCCGTACAGCGCCCACCCCTGGAAGGTGGGGAACGTGGCGCGGGGAAAGTCGTAGAGCCAGGTGCTGAAGTCCTGCGCCCGCCAGGCGGCGAGGTCGTAGATCCGCACGCGTGAGCCGGAGCCGGTGTTGTAGTTGATCCCGAACTGGTTGTTGGCCGGGTCGAAGCCCGGGGACATCGAGTTCGCTGTGAAGGGGGTGAAGTCGCTGATGGAGGGGTCGGTGACGTCGATGACCGCACCCGCCTGGAACGGCAGGTAGGCGATGGAACGGCCGAACGTGTTGCCGCCCAGGCTCGTCATGACGGCCTTGTAGGAGATCCACAGGCGGGTGGTCCCGCCGACGTCCTCCACCCCCAGGCTCTGCCCGTGGTCGAAGCCCCGCACGTACATGACGTTCAGGACGGTCCCGCTGGCGTCCAGCTCGTTGATCGCCAGGTCGCCGCGCGCCGACCGTGTTCCGTCCGGCGGTGGCCCGGACTCGCCGGGCAGCGTCACGCCATCGTCGATGACCTGCGTGGCGTAGTACCGGTTTTTCACCGGCTCGTAGGCGGCGGTCTGGTGGACGCGGGACTGCGAGAGGGTGACGTTCGTCATGATCGCCGACGGGGTACCGCCGACGTCGAACAGGCTGTTGTCAACGGCCATGGCTCACCCCAGGTCCGCGCGCGGTACCAGGAGCACCCGGGCGGTCGCGTCGGCGGCGGTGGTGTCGGAGCGCGACCACACCTCGATACACAGCCCCGTCGGGCAGGGAAACGCGGGGTAGTCGAAGAACGACCCCTGCTGCCCGTAGATCACCGGCGTGCCGGTGGCGGTGCCCACGGGGAACTGGGGGCATTCCACCACCGAACGCTGGACACGCCCGTCCACCCGCAGCGTCGAGCCGGCCGGCACATAGGCGATGTTGATGTCCGCGCACGCCCCGCAGGGATCGGTGAACGAGGAACAGTCGCCGCCCTGCGGGTTGGTCCAGAACCGCACCAGCAGCCGCCGCATCGCGAGCGCACCCGTGCGGACCTCCACCACAGGGACTGTCTCCGACCAGGCCGGCTGGTCCTGCGGGTTGATCGCGATCCGCGAGCGGCGGAACGTCCCCACCCCCCTGGGGTAGCACGGGGACACCGGTACCGGCGCCGCCGGGGGCAGCGCAGGGTCCGGACAGAGAGGGTCGACCACACAGGGCACCGGGTTCAGGCACTGCTGGTACACCTGGTCCGGATCGGTCGTCGGGACCACCTGCCCCGTCCCCAGAGCCACCCAGTCCACGTTGGAGGTGAGCGGGTCGCGGTAGATCCACGGTTTCGCGGCGGCCAGGGTGAAGGTGACGGTGGTCCAGATGAGGCCGCTCTCCTGGAGGTACTTCTTCTCCGTGACCTGAGGCCCCGTCAGAAGCCCCACGTCGTACAGGTGGCGCATCTCCGCATCACCCACCTCCTGTCCCGCCAGCGTGGGGTACTGACCGGGGCAGCAGGAGAACATGCACACCTCGTCCCCGTTGCAGGTACGCGTCTGCCCCTGGCACGTCGTCCCCAGGAGCGCCAGCGACAGCCACTGGAGGGCGTAGGTCAGCTCACACTCCCCGGTGGTGATCAGCGCGACGGTGAAAGCGATCTCGCGGTGGGTGCGCCGCATCGGCCCCAGCGAGGAGCCGTCGGTGATCAGCGCCGTGGGAGTGCGGGCGATGGGGTTGGAGTTGAGGCCGGCCACGTCCATGCCGAACACCCCGAGGAAGCCTCTCGACTCCGGGCTGTTGGCGTCGAACCACGGCGCGCTGTCGTCGACCTGGTAGTACGGCTCGTCCCCGAGAGCCTCGGGGATGCTGTCGCAGGGCTCGCACTCAATCTCCAGTCCCGCAGCCCGCGCGTAGGCCACCGCGCGGGCGGAGTTGATGATCTCGTTCCCGGCGAGGCTGAGGTAGCCGTCATACACCGCTGCTCACCTCCTTCTGTCAGAGCCCGGAGGCACGGGCGACGTGGCCGTAGAGGTGCTGTGCGAGCACCATCGGGTCTGTGTTGTTGGACTGGATGTTCCAGGTGTGGCCCGCCGGTGCGGCCCCCAGGGCGCCGGAGCGGCGCAGGAGGTCCACGAGCCCGGATTCGTGGGCGAGCTGGACCGCGCGCGCGGGGCGTGTCAGCGGCACGACGACCTCCTTGCCCGCCTCACCGATGAGGGCGCGGGTGGGGCGGCTGACGATGCCGCCGTTGGCGAAGGGGAGGAGGTCACGCACCGAGCTGGGGAGCCCGGAGGTGATGGAGGAGAGGATGCGGGAGCCGATGTTCCCCAGGGAGGCGACGATGCGGGAGCCGAGGCCGGCGAACATCCCCACGATGCTGCTGATCAGGGAGCTGACGGCGCCCACGGCGGCGCTGCGCACCGAGTTGAACACGCCCGCCACGCGTCCCGGGAGACCGGCGAGGCCGCCGACGATGCGGCCGGGCAGTCCCGCGAAGAAGGCGACGATCGCGTTGCCCAGGTTGCGGGCGGTGTTCAGGGCGGAGGTGACTGCGTTGCTGAACACCCCGACCAGCAGGCCGGCGAGGCTGGACAGGACCGCCACCGTGCGCCCCGGCAGGGAGGCGAAGAACGTGACGATCGATGTCACGAAAGTGGACACCGTCGTGATCACGGAGGTGGCCAGGCTGGTGAAGGCGCTGATGACGCTGGTCACGAACCCGGTGACGATCGCGAGCACCTGGCCGGGGAGCTGCGTGAACCACTGGATGATCGCGTTGATCAGGTCGGGGATGATGCTGTTGCCGACGAGGATGTTGTACAGGTTCTGGAACCAGGTGATGACCTGCTGCACGAAACTCGCGATGGCCGACACCACGGTGGTGAGGACGTTCGTGAGGGCCACCAGGGCGGAGACGATGGCGGAGATCATCGGCACGATGGCCTGGATGATCACCCAGGACGCGAACGAGGCGGCCACCTTGAGGATGGGGGCGGCGATCTGGATGAACAGCGCGAGCAGCGGCGCGAACGCGGAGACCAGGTCAGCGACCGGCCCGAGCAGGGGAACGAGCGCTTGGACGAGGGCGGAGAACGCGTCGACCACGGGCGGCAGGACGGGCAGCAGGGCCTGGAGGATCTGCCCCACGAGGGGGACGAACGCGGCCACCACCTGCACCACGGCCGTCCCGAGCGCGGTGAGGAGCGGCACCAGGCTCTGGACCGCGCGCCCCAGCTCGTTGCCGAGCTGAACGGCCACCTCGGTGAGGACGGGCAGCAGCGGGGTGAGAGCGGCCAGGAGGTTGGCCACGATGTCGGCCAGCGGCTGGAGGAGCGGCACCACGGTCTGGAGCGCCGCCGTCAAAACCGCGCCCAGGAGCGTCCCCAGCTCCTGGATCACGGGGGTGAGCGCGTTGCTCAGCGTCGTGATCACCGGAGCCAGTGCGGTCAGGAGCGCCGACAGAGCGGGCAGCACCGCTCCCGTGAGGGCGTTGGCGAGCGCCCCGAACAGCCCGAACAGCGCCGACAGCGCCGACTGCGCGGCGGCGGTACGGAAGAAGTCCGCCAGCGCCCCGGTGAGCTGCTGGAAGACGATGAGGATGCCCGCCCCGGTCGTGGACATCGCCCCCAGGAAGGAGCCGATGATGGAGCCGATGTTCGCGACGATGACGCCCAGTTGGCGGAACACGGTGACGGCGCCCTGCACCCACGCGATGGCCTGGCCGCTGCGGGAGGCGGTGGTGAGGAAGTTCCCGAAGGCGGTCAGAGCGTTCTGGATGCCGGCCGCGACCTGCGTCCCGAACGCCTGGGAGATCACCCCGGCCATCTCGATCAGGCCGCTGATCACCGGACCGATACCGCGCGCAATGGCTGTCAGGCCCTGGTTCACCGCGCCGAACACGGACTGGAGGTTGGCCACCGAGCCCTGCGACGTCGCCGCCCGCAGGGAGGCGCGGGCGATCTGCCCCCATGCGGTGGCGGTCGACAGCAGAGCGGTGCGCAGGGGTGCGGCGGCGCGCGCGGCGGCGGTGAACTGTCCGCTGAGCGGAGTGAGGAACGCGGCCTGGGCGTCGGCGCGGAGGTCGTCGAAAGCGGGTTTGAGGGAGCGGATCTCCTTGGCCGCGGCCTGCGCTGCGGGGGTGAGGCCCTTGAGGGTCTCCTGGAACTTCTTGGCGTTGTCGTTCAGGGCCGAGCCGAACGCCTCGCCCAGGCCGGCGGTCGCCAGGCGCAGCGCGCCGAACGCGGCGATGGAGCCGACCAGCGCGGCCGGGGCGGCGGCGAGGATGCCGACCACGGGAGCGAGGGCTCCCACGAGGGAGCCCGCTGTGGCGATGAGCGGTCCCATCGCTCCGCCCAGCCGCGCGAAGCCGCCGGCCGCGCCGCCCGCTGCGCCGTTGCTGTTGTTGAGGCCGTCGACGAGGCGGTTGAGGCCGCGTCCGAGGGCGTCGGCGTCGGTGTCCGTCTGCACGCGGACACGGATCGGCGGGGGGTCCAGGCGGCGCAGGGCGCGCAGGAATCCGGCGGTGTCGGGGACCACGGGGACGCGGATGGGGTCGATGCCCCGGAGCTGGCGGCGCATAGCGGCCTGGAAGCGGCGGATGTCCGGCTCCACACGCACCTGGACGGCGCCCAGACTGCGGATCTGGGCGACCAGGGAGGAGCGGAAGCGCGCCAGGTCGGGGGTGACGCGCACAGTGGCTTCCACCCCGCGCAGTCCCTGGCGCAGGGCGGTGCGGAAGCGGGCGATGTCGGGGGTGATGCGGACGGTGGCGGTGAAGGTGCGCAGGCCCGCCTGGATGAGGGCGGCGAAACGCACCATGTCGGGGACGATGCGCACCTCGGGGCTGAGGGTGCGCACCCCCGCTTCCAGCTCGGAGAGGAAGCGCGGGATGTCGGGGGTGACGCGGACGGGGGCGGCGAACGTCCGCAGGCCGGCGCGCAGGTCCGCCTGGAACCGGGTGAGGTCGGGGGTGATGCGGACGGTGGCGGACAGGCCCCGGAGCTGGCGGTCCATGACGGCCCGGAAGCGGGTGGTGTCGGGCTCGACGGGAACGGTGACCGCAGCCAGGCTGCGGAGCTGGCGGGCCAGGTCGGTGCGGAAGGTGTCGGTGTCGGGGGTGACGCGCAGCGCCACGGCGGTCAGGGCGCGCAGGTCCCGGGTGACGTCCCGCTGGAAGCGGGTGGTGTCGGGGTCGACGCGCACGGTGGCGGAGACACCGCGCAGGGCGGCGCGCAGGTCCCGGGTGACGGTACGTCCCGCGTCGCGGCCGGCGTTGCGCAGGGAACTCTGGAGGGCGTCGTCGAACGCCTGGCCCGCGTTGCGGCCGGCGGTGCGCAGTTCCTGGCGGAGCTGGGTGGAGAAAGTGCCGACGTCGGCGGAGACCACGACGGACGCGCGGCCGACCTCACCTGCCACTCGTCCTCCCGGGCATGGTGAACCACCCGAGACAGGTGGTTCATCGAGCCCGGTCCACTAACCAGCGGCTTTCACTTCTCGTAATCGCCAGGCTACAGGGCGTGATGTGGGTTGGCGGGGAGGACAGCCGCCTTCTAAGGTGGCCGGGCGCCGTCATCCGACAGAGGGCGCGGCGGCCCGGCATGGGCTGGTCTGCTCGCCGGGCCGTCACCCTCCCGGACCCAGCGCCGCCATCGCCGCCTCGAACGCCGCCGCCTGCTCCTGCGGGGAGAACCCGGGAGCGGCTTTCATACGCCGCTTCCCCGTGGGCTTGGGCGGGAGGAAGATGTCGTTCTCCACCTTCCGCGCCTCCTTCTCGTCCTCCACCCGGGACGCGATCCACGCCAGAGCGGCCGACACCACCCGGTGCGCGGGCTCACCGGACAGGTTGACCCCGTGCTGGACACACCACGCCCCGAAGTAGCGCCACCCTTCCCGCGCCGTCACGCACAGCCGCGCCGCCGCCCACCACGGCACCCCGTACACCTCCTCCGCCAGGCCCAGCGCGATCTGGTGGCACGCGCGCAGGCCGAGGGGATCGGTGGGGTGGACGAGGCGGTCGGTGAACTCCCGCGCGTAGTCGGGGTGCAGACAGCCGGGAACCAGCTCGATCCAGCGTCCGTCCGCCGCCCACCCCGCCAGGAGGCGCCCGTCGTGCGGGACGTCCAGGGCGTAGGGACGGCCGTCGACCGTGAAGGGGAGGTACCCCCCGTCCACGGGGCCGAACGCCGCCCGCGCGGGAGGGTTCACCGCGCGCGCGCGGCGGCCCTGGGCGCGGCGGCCCTGGGCGCGGCCTTCTTCACGGTCTTCTTCGCCGGCCCGCGCTCCAGGGCGCGGCGCTCCTCACGGTTGGCGGGAGTGCCCAGAGGGTTGTCCACCCCCATCGCCTCGTAGTGCTCCTGCATGAGGGGCCGGTAGTAGTCGCCCACCAGGTTCACGACGTGCAGCACGTAGCGCAGGGTGAACTTCCGGTCGCTCATGTCCATGAGCCGGTCCAGCAGCAGCAGGGTGGTAGCGGAGTCGAACACGGACAGCAGGATCTGCCGGATCAGATCCTGCTGGGCCGCTGGATCGCGCTCCAGCGTCTCCACGTCGCTGAGCCGCGACAGGAGGATCGGGAGGGAGTCCTTGGGGGGGTAGGCGGTGTACTCGCGGCCGTCGATTTTCACGGCGATCGGGGGGAGTTCATCGGGGTCGTAACCGGTGTCGGCGTCCAGAACGAAGTCAGTGGCCATGGGGCAGCTCCTGCGAGGGGCGACAGCAAGTGTGCCCAGAGTAACCACCCGATCACTGAGGGTTCGCATGCGGCGCACCCGGTACGCCGCCCCGCACCCCGGCCCAGCACCTCAGGTGTAGATCACCGCATCGTCCACCGGCCACGGCGACACCTCCCGCAGCGCCTCCAGCAGGAACCGCTGCGGACGCTGCCCGCGCACCTGCCGCGCGAACACCAGATTTCCCCGCCCCCCCGGCGTCCGGCGGGCGTTGCGCGCCTCGAACACCAGATACTGCCCGCGCTTCGGCTTGATCGGCCGCCCCTTCGGCCCGTAGATCCCTGTGCCCTCGTGCACATACAGCGCGTACTCCAGGTTCGAGTACACCCACCCGCGCACATAGCGCGACCCGTACTCGAACTCCGTGCGCAGCGACCCCCGCAGTGGCCCGTTGTCCACCGGCGCCTTCGCCACCGCCACGTTGCGCGCCGCCACCACAACGCGGCGGACCGCCTGACCCACGTCCCCTTCCGGGGAGCGCAGGAGGCGGTCCACCGCAGCCTCATCGATCTCGATCTCCACCCGGCTCATGAGGGGTGCTTACCCGCTGGCACTCCCTGGTGCTCCGCGCGCGTCTTCACGATCTTCACCGTGGCCCAGATCCCCGCGACCAGCACCACGGCCGCCATCAGCGCCAGGACACAGACGATCAGGGCCATCGTCGCGTTGGTACTCATGGGCACGATCATCGCCCGCCCCGGCCAGGACGCGTACGCGCCGCGCCCCCGCCGCACCGACAACCCCTCTTATCGCTCATCCCCGCCAGCGGCGAAGAAGTGGTCCCAGAGCCGCTCACCCAGTTCGAGGACGGCGGTCACGGGGACGATCCCCTCCCCGTTGTAGGACGTGCGCACGCGCCCTGCGCGGCGGTGGGAGGCGACGTGCCGCATGGCGTCCTCGCTCAGTTCGACCGTCGCCGCCCGGAGCATGTCGGCCGCGAACGCCCGGTACCGGAGGTCGACGGCGGCGACCTCGTCCAGCAGGAGGGGCAGCACGTGCACGGTGACACGCCGCCGGCCCGCGCGCACGCGGTCCCGTACGCGCGGGGTGACGGTGATCTCGCGCGGCTCGCCGTTCTGGTCCAGGACGGTGACCGTGCGCGGGGTGGCGAGGAGGGTCGTCCAGTCGGTGGTCATGGGAGTGATGCCTTTCGTGTCGGTGACAGCGTTTTCAGGAGCAGCCGCAGCGGGCGTAGGCGGTGGCCGCCCGTCCGCATGCGTCGCACTGCTCCCATCCGGTACGGGAGGGACGGTGCAGGGTGACAGGGACGTCACCGGCGTTTCCCGCGCAGCCGCACGTACCGGCGGCAGTGCGTTCCTGGTAGCACGCTGCACACACCCCCCGCGCCGCTGGGAGCGCCTGCGGGACGGGCGCAGGGGTTGTGGTGCGCGCAGCGCGCGCGGGGCGCTCAGGCGGGTTCTGAGGGGACGCGGCGGAAGGCCGGATGCGGACACCGTTCGTGCGCAGGGTGATCGTCTCCCCGGGGACCTCCTCCCACGGCAGACGGATGACCTGGGGCCGGTTGCGCCCCGGCTCGACGATCCATTCCTCATCGGGGACGTCGAGGAGGGAGGGGACGGGGTCGGAGGCGTAGCGCAGGAAGACGCGCATGTAGTTGGTGTCATCGGCCGCGTCCCACACCTGCGTTCTCCGGGTGCGCCGGTGGGAGCGCTCGGACCGGTCGCGCACGTACCAGGTCGTACTGGCGCCCGTCAGGGTGCGGCGCCGCAGCTCACGTTCGGCCTGCTCGCGGGAGGGGAAGCGCTCCAGGTCGAGGCCGGCGACGGGCGTGCGGGCGGTGGGGACGTAGATGCCGTACAGCATGAGGGGCACTCCAGGAAGAGAGAGGCCACCCACCCGGGTGGGTGGGTGGCCTCGTGGGTGGTTACTCGGTGGGGAGGGTCTTCAGCACGGTGCACCGGGTCAGTACGGTCTGCCGGACGCCGTGGTACTCCTCGTGTGCCTTGACGGTGCCCCGGATGAGGAACCGGGCGCCCTCCCGCTCGCCGAGCTTGTCGTCCGACGCGAACCACTTGAGGACGTTCCCGCTCCCGTCGGTCATCACGTAGAGCGTGGAGACCCCGTAGTCCCCCTGGATGTAGCGGAGGCTGCGCATGGTCACCTCCACCTCCAGGCGCGAACCCTTGACCCCCTGCGCCTTGTCCGGAGCCGTACCGATCCACTGCGATCCGGCGTCATCCGCCGCCTGCTTCTCCCGGATCAGGGTGCGCTCCAGGTGACGCGCGTACGCCTGCGGAGCGGACACCAGGAGGCCGAAGTTGCGCGGTGACACCCGCTCGCCGGCCGCCGCCGCCTTGAGGTTGAGGACGTAGTCGCTGTCACCTCCGAACGCGTCGGAGAGGACGAACGCCTTGATCTCCTCCGCGCGGCCGGCGGCTTCCTTCGCAAGGGGCCTCAGGGAGCGGGCGAACGCCTCCTCCTTGGCGTTCTTGGTGTTGGGGTAGAGCGCCATGTCCACCAGCGTGCGGGTGGTGGTCTTGTCGTGGTGGGAAGCGGGGACGAATCCATGCTGCTTGATGACCGCCCACGCGGTCGCCAGGACGGCCGAGGGCGTGTAGTCGACGTGGCCGGCTTGCCCGAACCACTCCTCTCCGGACTGGGAGGGGAGCTGCTTCTCCAGCCACGCCACGTTGCCCGCCCAGCCGGTGAAGTCCTTGATGCACGAGCCGCCCACCTGGAGCTGCGCGCCGTTGCTGGTGTCGCGCACCACGTACGTCGTCCGGCGGATACGCGTTGTCTTGCAGTGGTCGCACCACCCCTGACGGAGGTTGTCCCGCTGGATGGCGGGCGCACCGGGGAGCGCACGCACGATGAGGCCCGCGTACTCGTCCCAGTCGAGGGTGCCGATGAACTGCCACCCCTCGAAGGCGGGGGCGCTGCCGCCGATGGTGCACTCGTAGTAGACGCGCTCCACGGGGAAGCCGGTCGCGGGGTGTGTCTGCGTCTCCACCCGGCGCTCCACGCTGGTGAAGCCCCAGGAACCGGTAAGGCCCTTCTTGGCCGCGCGGTCGTTGATCTTGGTGAACTTCTCGCGGCTCGCCTCCAGCTGCGCGTAGGAGAGGCGGTACACCCAGCGGTCCTCCGCCGGGGCGGCCTCAGCGACCGGGGCCGGCTGCTGCGGGAGGGAAGCGGCCTTCGGGGCGGCGGGCTTGCGGCTCGTCGTCTTGGGTGCCGCAGCGGCGGCTTCGGGGAAACAGCGGGCGCAGCGCTTGGCGGTCTCCAGTTGGACGGCGTTGGCCTTGCGGAACGTGGTGGCGCCGCAGACGGTGGTGATGCTGCCGCGCAGGTGCACGATCTTCGCCTGACTGTTGGTGGCCACGACCTGCGTTTCCATGGTGGGTCCTTCCCTCTCTCCGTACCGTGTACCCAAACCATAACACTCCCGCACCGCGCGAGGCAACGTGCGGGAACGCCAGAGGTTATGTGACGGCGAACACCGGGTTGATGACGGTGGCCGTCACGCGCACCTCATCACCCACCGCGAGCACACCGGCCGCTACCGACCGGGTGGTGGTCTGCCACCGGACTGCCCGCGTCATTCGGCATGCCGTGCACTGTGAGGGACGCGGCACGTCAGAGGGGCCGCTCCCCGCACTCCGGGGGAGCGGCCCCTCTGACGTGCCGGCCGGTCCTAGACGGCCCCCGGCGAAGGCAGGTCATCGGGGACGCTGATCGTCACTCCCGGCTGATTCAGGCCTTTCCGCAACGCCAGAGAGGGCCCGAAGCGCCGGAACAGCGCCGCCCGGACGCGTTCCTCCGATTCCGGCGCCAACTGGCCGCCGTTCAGCATCCGCAGCCCTTCTTCCGGCTGGACGACTTCTTTGATGACCTCCCGTGCGCGTTGGTTGACCCGCGCGCGCCGCACGTCCTTGGGTATGACGGACTTGCGCTTCCGTTTTCCTGACGCCATGTCAATTCCTTTCCGGCCAAGGTGAATCAAAGGGAGGGGGAGGAGCGGCATTCCGACCGGGGACGCCCGATCAGCCCGGCGCCTTGCCACTCCTTCTTACCTGGCTGTCCGCCCCTTCCCGTCTGCAAGGACTAACCGGCGGGGTCCTGCTGCTGGACGCGCCGGTACTGGGGGAACTCGTCGTCGGGGCCCTGGTGCAGGCCGTTGCGGTCGCCGTCACAGGCGGCGGCAACCGCCAGGAGCACGGCGGCGACCACCGCGAGCACCACGTAGGAGAGCACGGGACGCAGGTCGGTGCGGTAGTGGACCGTGATCTCGTCCCCCACCTGCTCCATGCCCACCACGCGCTTACAGTGCTTCACCGGGGTTCCTCCTGGATCTCTCGTGCCGGGCAGTGCTGAACGCCTGCCATGTCTCGGGGGTGGTCACTGGAGGGAGATGCCCGCCACGGTGAGGGTGTGGCACACGTTGAGGTGTCCCCACCAGCCGAGGGCGGCGACGGTGTCACCGGAGGCGATGACTCCCCACAGGTCCGGGTACTCCTTGGCGTCCACGTAGCCGCCCTCCTCGTCCAGGATCATGTCCCGCACCATCCCGGCTGCGTGCGTGTAGATGGCGTGCGCGCCGATGAGGTGCCCGGACTGGGCGGGGGTGGTGTCCTGGGCCAGCGCGGCGTCCAGCATGATCTGCCCGGCGTACTCCAGGAGATCCCTGACGGCCGTGGAGGCGAGCCGGCGTCCCGGGTAGGCGGGTTCGTCCGCGAACGAGGGATGACGCCGGGGCTGGGTGGCCGCGGCCTTCTCCAGCGGGGCGAGGTACTCGTAGGGCCACGCGAACGGGATGATCTTGACGAGGTCGATGGGATCGGTCATGACGTCTCCGGGTCTCGGTTCGTACCGTGTACCCGAACCATAACAGACCCCCGGGGGGTGTCAGCCCTCTCCGTGCAGAGGACGCGCGGCGGGGAACGTCTCGGCGGTGAACACCGGGTGGAGGCGGTGGTACTGGGGATGGGAGAGCATCGACCGCATCACGCTCATGAGGCGCACCGCGCTGCGGTCGCCGCGCTGCGCGGTGACGGTGATCAGCAGGACGTGCTGCTCCAGGTCGTGGTCCATCCCTTCAGGATGCCCGCCAGGGGTGCGGGGCGGCCGGGGAAACGCCGCCCCGCACCCGGCTCACAGATCCACCGTGAACTGGAGCGCCACCCCCGAGCAGGCGCCCGCCACCTGCGTGGGATCCTGCGAGACGAAGTCCACCTGTTTGCCCTGGAACGCCGCACAGCAGGAGGCGGCCTGGCGCAGCAGGCGGGCATCCGTGAGGAGCGCCCACGCGTCGGCCGCGCGCTGCTCACAGGTGGGCGGCTGGCCGCTGTGGGGGTCGGAGACAGCGGCGACGCACCGGTAGACCCCGGCCTCCAGCCACACCCGGTAGCGCCACGGCTGGCACTTGCGGCGCACGGCCTGGTTCACGGTGGCGGAAGGATCCCACCGCACCACCCTCACCCACGCCTGCCCGCTGCCCCCGTTGCAGTCGCAGTCGCAGAAAGTGGCGGGAGGGATGGTGTTGCCCCACACGAGACAGCACGCGCACGCCGGCCGTTCGGCGGCCTGGAGTTCCGCGCACACGCAGGTCACGAACTGGTCCAGCATCGGGCCAAGGACGGGATCGGCGTCGGCGGGCAGGAGGATCGGGGGAGTGGTCACAGGGTGTATCCCCGGGCGCTGGAAGGGGCGGGGGAGATGTCGAGGGAGAACACGCCGGGGGCCTGGTAGAGGCGGTGGGGATTGACGGCGCGCAGCCACGTGTCCACCTCCCGCAGTCCTGTCAGTCCCTGGTCGAGCCATTCGGCCGGGTCGAACATGTCGTACGTGATCCCTTCGCGGGTGACGGTCTGCACGCGTTCGGGCAGCCGGCACCCAGCCGCGCCCGTGCACTGTTTGTAGATCTCGCAGGCGAGCGCGCCCAGCGCCCGCTGCCCTGCGGCCGGGACCGCTTTCCCCCGCAGGTACAGGACCGAGAACGTACCGGGCTGGTTGTCGTCCACGGCGAGGTTCTGGCAGGTCGGCCAGCACGGACCGGAGGGACCGCCCTGCCGCATCAGCCGCGCCTTGCCCGGCCGGCGGTCCAGCCGGTACTGGGCGGGATCGAGCACCTCGCCGTCAATCTTCACCTCTACGACGCTGTTCGCATCCCCCGGCAGTTCCAGGACGCACAGGGGGGAGCAGGAGCAGTCCTCGGGGCCGCACCCGCAGCCGAAGTTGAACCACTTCCCGTTGTAGACGTAGGGGTCGAGGGGGAAGGTGCCCCGGTCCCACAGGAAACCGGTGCCGTAGCGGTCCGGGGCGCAGGCGCGTCGGCAGGGGCGGATGAGTTCGGGGCACAGTCCGTACTGCCCCGCTGTCAGGCGCCACAGGGTGTCCGTGGCGATCTCCACGGCCAGGGTGTGCTGCGGGCTCCAGTCGGCGGGGTCTGCGGGCCAGCCGGGGCAGCACGTGGTGTCCAGCGGCCAGGCGCACGGGCCGCCGTCATCAGGCGTGATGGGGGCGCCCGGGGTGGGATTGATGACGGGCATGGGCGGTCCTCCCGGACAGAGGGGCGGTCGAGATGCCAGCCTAGCCAGCCCCCACGGGGTGGGGACGGGAGGCGGTCACTGGAAGGTGTAGGTGAAGAACATGACAGCGCCGGCCGCTACCGACTGGCTCGGAATCCAGGTGATCAGCTGTACCACGCCGGTCGTCGCGATGCGGATGGTGCCGTGTCCCACCCCGGTGGTGACGCTCGTGTAGAGATCCTCCCCCGGCCGCCAGTTCGCGGGAACCGTGCACATGGTGACGTCGGGGTTGACGTTCCCGCTGGTGCCGCCGGGGGTGGTGAGGGCGGTGGTGACGTTGAGGGAGACATTGACGTAGGTGGTCCCGGCCTTGCGCCGCATGCGCTGGCTGGCGACGGTGAAGCCGGTGGCTGCGCTGGTACCGGTCGTCTCGGTGGTGCCGTTGACGAAAAGCTGCCCGTTCACCGTGAAGTTGCCGTCGGTGACCAGGCTGCCGGGCTGATCCCGGTACAGGAGCGTGTCCAGCGACGCGTTCCCCGGCCCCCAGTACATCTGACCCGTGGCGACCTGGTAGAAACGCGGCTGCGTGTCCCCGCTCACGCGCACGTCCCGCACGGCGTCCGTCGTGGCCGCACGCACCTGCGCCAGAGCGGCTCCGGTCAGGGTCAGGATGCCCGCCGCTGTCCGTCCCAGCCCGATGTCCTGGACGGTGCTGCCGCCGGGTCCCCACGTCATCGAGCCGTCGGCCAGCACGTACCAGCGGGACTGGGTGTCGCCCTCCACCCGCGCGCTGAACGCCACCTCGCCGGCCGTCGCGCGGTACACACGCAGCCCCCCGGCGTGCAGCGCGAGAGTGCCTGCCGCCTCCCGGGACAGGTTCACGTCCCGCGCGGCGGTCCCCGGTCCCCACTCCATCAGACCGGCAGCCGTGAGCCGGAACCGGTCGAAGCCCTCACCGCTCACCTGAGAGGCGATGGCGACATCCGTGGAAGCGGCGCGCAGGAACTGGAGCAGGCCCGCCAGGGTGGTCGTGCCCTGCACCCGGAAACCCTGGTCGACCTGGAGGACCCCGGCGGACAGACGGCGGAGCTGGAGATCGGGCATTCCTGTGCCGGATCCCCAGACGAGGGTGCCGTCCGCGAGCACGCTGAACCGGTCCTGGGTGTCCCCGCTCACCCGCGTGCCCAGTCCGATGGTGGAGGCGGCGGTCAGGACGGCGTCCAGGGAGCCGGTGAGGGTGAGTACTCCGGCGGCGGTGCGCGCGACCACGACGTCCGCCGCGTCGGTGCCGTTGCTCCAGCGGGCGCTGCCGTCGATACGCACCTCCCAGCGCGGGACGGCATCCCCGCTCACCTGGGTGCGGTAGGCGCTCGCGGTCGCGGAGGCAGCCGATTCGGTGATGGTTCCCTGGACCGTGCCGCCCGTGGTGCGGTTGAGGTAGAGGCCGGCGGCGTCCGTCGCCGCCTGGGCGATGGCGGCGTCCCGTGCGGCGTTGGCTTTCGTCTGGGCGCCGGTCTGTGTCTCCAGGACGCTGGTGTCGGCGATCCCGTGGACGTTGGTGGTGTCGGCCTCATGCGCGGTGAGGCTGTCGGCCACCGCCTGGACCTCGGCGTGCGTGGCGAGGCCGTCGATGTCCGCCTGAGTCAGGAGCTGGCTGGTGTCGGCGATCCCGTGGACGTTGGTCGTCGCGGCCTCGTGCGCGGCGAGGTCGTCGGCCACCGCCTGGACGGCGGCGTCGGTGGCGTAGCCGCTGATGGTGGTCACCCCGGTGACCGTCAGATCTCCGTGGATCGTCGCCAGCGCCTCGGCCGTGTCGAACTCGAAGATCACGTCATACGGGGTGGAGCCCAGGATGGTGTGGCCGACGAGGTGGGTGCCGGCCGACTCCAGGCGGATGAGGACGTTCTGTGCGCCGGTGAAGTCGGGGTTGGCGAAGCGGGAGAAAAAGAGGTCCAGGCCGCCGATCTCGAAGTCCAGTCCTCCTCCTGTGACGCGCAGCCGGTAGGCGCCGGTCCCGTCCTCCCGCACGAGGGTCAGATTGTGGCCCTCCAGGGTCAGCCCGCCGTCGAGACTGAGTTCCCCGGCCGCGCTGCGCGAGAGGGTCGTGTCCGGCGCGGTGGTGCCTCCGGGTCCCCATTGCATGGTGCCGTCGACGCTGGTGGTCCACCGGTCGGCGGCGTCCGCAGGCAGGCGGCCGGAGAACGCGGCGGTGGAGGGTGAGTCGTCCTCGGAGCGGATCGTCCCGGTGACGGTCCCGCCGGTGAGGGGGAGGTACCTCCCGTCCGCGTCGGCGATCGCCGCGTCCCGTGCGGCGTTCGCCTTCGCCTGTGCGCCGGCCTGTGTCTCCAGGACGCTCGTGTCGGCGATCCCGTGGACGTCCGTGGTCGCGGCCTCGTGCGCGGCGAGGTCGTCGGCCACCGCCTGGACGTCGGTGCGGGTCGCGAGGCCGTCGAGATCGGCGCGAGTGGCGAGCTGGGTGGTGTCGGTGATCCCGTGGACGTTGGTGGTGTCGACCTCGTGCGCGGTGAGGCTGTCGGCCACCGCCTGGACCTCGGCGTGCGTGGCGAGGCCGTCGATGTCCGCCTGAGTCAGGAGCTGGCTGGTGTCCGCGATGCCGTGGACGTCGGTGGTGTCGGCGTCGTGGGCGGTCAGCGCGGCCAGCGCGTTCTGCTGGGCGGCGTTGGCTTTCGCCTGCGCGCCGGTCTGCGTCTCCAGGACGCTGGTGTCCGCGATCCCGTGGACGTTCGTGGTGCGCTGGGTGTGCTGCTGGAGGGCGGTGGTGACGGCGGCGACGTCGGTGTCCGTGGCGAGCTGGCCGGTGTCGGCGATGCCGTGGACGTCGGTGGTGTCGGCGTCGTGCGCGCTGATCTGCGCCAGGACCCACTGTTCGGTGGCGTTCTGTCCGGAGCCGCCCACGCTGATCTCGAACGCCTCGGAGTCGATGTGCAGCCAGTACTGGCCTTCCTCGGCCCAGAAGTCCACGAAGCCCTGCGCGTCGGTGCGGGTGGGGTTGGGCTGGGGGACTGTCCCGGTGGCGTCGGTGTAGAGGGGGGCGAAGACGTTCGTGTCGTGCAGGAAGACGCGGGCGGTGATGTTGGGGGCGATTTCTGCGGTGGGGAACCAGAACTTGGCCCGGTAGTGGGCGAGCGCCACACCGACCTCCAGATGCCGGTGGAGGGCGTCACCCGCTGGGGGTGACGCCCTCCGGTGGGGGAAAAGACGACAGGGTGGAGAGGGGTCAGGAGGCGGCGGTGGAGATGTTCACCACGCTCGTGAACGGCGACGGAACGTCCCCGTTGAGGGCCTGCACCTTGAAGTTGTACTGCGTGTCCACCGTCAGGCCGGTGACCGGGCGGGTGGTGGTGCCCGCCGCGACGGTGACGTACGTCCAGGTGCTGGCCGCGTTCGCCTTGTACGCGAGGCGGTAGCCGGTGGGGGTGTAGCCGGTGGGGGCGGTCCACTGCACGGTGATCGCCGTGGTGGTGGGGGTGCCGGAAACGGCGAGGCCGGTGGGGGCGGCGATCTCCGTGCAGGTGTTGGGGTTGATCCCGGACACGTCGGCGGCGGTGAGGTTGGCGACGGTGACCCAGCCGGTGGGCGGGGTCCCCTCACACGCCACCGACGCGCCGCCGGGGGTGAGGACCAGGGGGGTGCCGACGGAGGTGCACAGGTCCAGGGGCACGATGACGTGCGTGCCGCCTCCGGTGCCGATGCCCACGCGCTTGTCGTGGCCGGCCCAGCACACCACCCGCTGGGTGAGTTCCTGGAGTTCCCCCTTCGGGGGGTACAGCCGCCATCCTGCGGTCGCTACTGCCATGGTGAGGCTCCTTGCGCTGCGATGAGACGAGGGTCCCGTGCGCCCTCCGGTGCTCCAGGAAGGAGAGCACCGGAGGGGACGGGGGGCTCGGGGCCGGTGTCCGGCTGACATCGGCCCCGGTCTGAGGGGAGGGGCGGCTTACGCGAAGGGGGTGGTGACCGTGGTGCGGCCCTGACGGGTGGGGTCGGACTGGTCGGTCACCGTGATGGTGTGCGACCCGGACGAGGCGTACACGTGGGCGGTCACGGTGGTGCCGTCACCGGGGTTGGTGGCGGTGGCGCTGCCATCACCCCAGTTGATGTTCACGGGACCGTCGGTGAAGTTCTCCGCGAGGAGGTCGGCGGAGTTGGGGTTGCCGGACGTCTGGGTCGCGGTGACCACCATCAGCGGCACGGTGACGGTGACGGTGGTCGCGGCGGCGGGGTTCGCCACCGACGTCACGGTGATCGTCTTGGTGCCCGGGGTGGCGTAGACGTGGGGGACGTTGGTGCCGGTCTGGGGCTGACTGGGGGAGATCTGGCTGTCGCCCCAGTTGATGTTGACGACGCCGTTGGGGGAGTTGTCGTAGGAGAGCTGCACCGTCTGGCCGCTGGCGTCGGTGTTCGCGGCGAACGCCGTGACACCGGTCGGGCCGCCGGGGACGGGGACGCTGATGGCGTCACGGGTGCGCAGCGTGGGGACGTCGGCGCGGCGCACCTGGACGGTGTACACGCCGGCCGCCTGGTAGGTGTGCACGAGGGAGGCGCTGCCGTCGGGAGCGGCGGTGAACGTCTGGGGGTCGGAACCGTCGCCCCAGTCGATGATGCCCTGACCGCTGGACTGCTGGGGCAGGGTGACCGCTGCGGTGACCTGGAAGCGGTTGGTGGGGTTGGTCGCGGACAGCGCCAGGGTGGGCTGGTCGGCCGGGAGCGGGACGGTGATGTCCTTGGACACCGTGATGGCCGGCGTCTGCTGGTCGGCCACGGTGATCGTGTAGTCGCCGTCGGCCGCGTAGGTGTGCGTGACGTACGCGCCGTCCGCGACCTCCTGAGTGGGGGTGCCGTCGCCCCAGTCGACGACCGTGGGCCCGAAGCCGTGGTTGTCGACGCGCATGCGCACGGTGCGGCGCGGGGACTCGCCCTCGATGCCGGTGAGGGTGAGGGTCGCCGGGTCCGGGGTGGGGCGGTCCACCGGCTGGCACCCGCACTCGGGCTCGGGCGGCCGGACGGTGGTGGTGAACAGCCGGTACTGGGTGTCCGTGCTCACCGGGGTGAGCAGCCGGGAGGGGACGGCGTTCTCGCCCAGCATCACCGGGTAGGGGCCGCGGCCCCAGCGCGAGCCCAGCTTGGTGCGGCCGGTGAAGGAGAAACTGATCGCGTCGTTGCCGATCTCCAGGTCACCGGGGGCTCCGCCGACCACCCACGGCAGCAGAAGGTATCCCCAAGCGCCCTGCGAGGCTTCCCCGGAGCAGGCGTCGGTGGCGCCGTAGGTGTCCATCCAGATCTCCAGCGCGAAGCCGGTGTCACAGGAGAGATTGCCCTTGGCGTCGTAGCCGATGGTGTCGCCCTGGTAGTCGAGGATCTTCTCCCAGGTGGGGTTCATGATCTGGATGAGGTCGGGGTCGACCTGGCAGAACTCGATCTCCGAGGTGTACCAGCGGAGCTGGTCGCATGCCTTGTCGGAGATGCAGGTCTTGCCGTTGGCCTTGGTGACGGTGACCTCTTCGCCCTCCTGGACTTCGGCGGAGAGGGTAACGGTGACGAACCCGTCGGACACGACGCTGTTGCAGTCGCCGTAGATGGGCTGGCCGCAGCCGTTCAGGCGCGTGACGCGCATGACGTTGCCACGGAGGAAGCTGGGGTAGACAGTGGCCACCTGGTTACTCCTTCTCGCTGCGGCGCGCGCGGCGGGTGGGCTTCTTCGGGGGGGCGGATGCCGCCTTCGCGGCGGGCGGCTGCGGGAGGTCGGGGGCGGCGGGAACGTCCGCACCCTCCACCACAAGCGGACTGGGGTCCGGTTCCGGTTCTGGTTCGGGGGAAGAGGTCCAGCCGAGCGCGGCCTCCACCTCAGCGGCGTGGTGGTCGGGAAGCTGGACGCCGGCCCCGGTACCGCCGGAGACGATTGACACCTGAGCAGGTCCGGCCACGTTCAGCGCGGCCTGGACGACCTGGGCGAGGGAGTGCCCCTCCCGGGGAGTCAGTACAGCCACCGCTCAGCCCTCCCCGGTCAGGCTGACCAGGACAGCGGCCCGGTAGCAGTCCGCGTCGAACAGGTAGGTGCGCTCCGCGAGGGCCATGCGCAGGTTCGTCGCCTCGGTAAACGTCTCGTTCACGAACACCTCGGAACGCCATGCCCTCACGAAACCGGTGGCGACCAGCCAGAACTGGCCGTCCGTGGGGGGGATGGCGGGGTTGAAGGGGTTGTCGTAGTAGCCGCCGCCGAACGCCACCTTCGACGTGAGGTGGGTGCGCAGGACGGGGCTGGTGTCACGCCCCGGCTGGAGGAGGTGGCGGTCCTCGAAGTAGGGGTTGGTCCAGCGCGGGCTGTGCAGCACCGGCTGGCCGCCGTAGAACAGGGCCGCGTCCGCCTCCAGTGCCCCCAGCGCCTGTTTCAGCGGCGCGGCGGTGGCCCCTAGCGGGAGCCGAGCGCCGGCCGCGCCCAGGACGTAGCGGGAGAAGAAGTGCTCCACCTCGCGGTTCTCGATGTACGCGATGCGCCTGCGCGCGGTGGCGGTGGGGTTGTCGAACCCGACCGCGTTGCACTCGGCGCGCGCGTACACCGTGAACGGGCCCGGAGAGGTGACGTGGGCGAGGCCCTCCGCGACGGGCTTGTCATGGCTGGTCCCCGGGCCGGTCGCCGTGAGGGTGACGGTGCCGGTGGTGGGTTCGGTGAGGGGGAAGGTGACGTCCCCCGCCTCCACCAGCGGATGGCCGTACGCCTGCACCTGGAAGGCGTAGGTGCCGGCCGGGGGGTTGGGGATGAGGTGCTGCACCGTTCCCGGGCGCGCGGTTCCGGTGAGCGTGGGTCCGCCGCTGGTGGACACCAGCGCCCACACCACCGGGAAGTCGTTCCCGGCGGGTGCGGTGAGCTGGAACGCGGGCGCTCCCGAGGCGGGGTCCGGGGCGATGGTGAGGCCGGCGGTGAGGTCGGCGGTGGGGTTGGGGACGGGGCAGGAACCGACGACCAGGCCGCCCTGCGCGCAGGCGTCGGTGTCGTACTCCACTCCGCCGATCTGCCAGGGTCCGGTGCCGGTGGTGACATCGGAGACGGACAGCAGGCCGTACGTGTACGGGTCGACGGGTGGAGGGTCTACCCAGGTTTTTCCGGGGATGGGTGTGCTCACGGCCTGAGCCCTTCGCAGTCGGAGAGGCGGTGTGCGCAGCGGGCGGAACCGGCTGGGGGTCACCTCACCGGGGCGCGGCCTGGGGGAAACACCAGGCCGCGCGCGGAGGGTGGCGGGTTCCGCCCGCTGTCAGGGCGTCAGGCGGCGCACTGCGTCCACTGGTAGGCGCCCGACAGGCCGTTCGGGCACAGGTCGAGCTGGATCACGTAGGAGTTCCCGCAGCGCGTGCACACCTGCCAGCCCTCCTCGGTGAAGAGCGCCGTGTAGACGTTCTGGACCAGCGAGGCGTGGTCGTAGACGCCGTCAAGGTTGATGACGTCGGCCCCGAGCTGGAAGAAGGTGCCGGCCCGGTAGAGCATGACCTTGACGGTGGAGGGCCACACGGTCGGGATCGGCCCGCCGAAGCCGTTCGGGTCCAGGGGCTCGGAGAACGAGTCCTGCCAGTCATAGACCCACTGCGGGTTGACGCCGATGTTGCGGAAGTACCGGTCCAGGTCGGCGTCCGTGACGTCGTACCGGTTGTCGATTCCCAGCTTCTTGCGCAGGTCCGACTTCAGGATGCCGCGCAGCCAGAACGGCGCGATCATCTCCAGCGACTCCGTCTGGGACAGGCGCTCGCGGTAGCGCTGGTACTGGACCTGGAGTTCCAGCATGGACAGCGTGGACTCGAACGCGCCCGGCCCGTGCGGGTCGACGATGGATGCGGCCGGGTCCGGGTCCGGGGTGGCGGGCTTGGTGATGAGGGTGGAGAGCGCCTCCATCCGGGCCAGCTTGCGCGCGTTCAGCTTGTGCGCGTGGATGATCATCGCGCCGTCCATGAACTGGCGCACGCGCTCCGGCCAGCCCCGCTCCATCAGGATCGGGGTGCGGATGCACAGGCCGGAGACGTCCATCCGGCACTCCTGGAACTCATCGTCACAGGGGACCTCGATGCACGGCTTCTCGGTGCCCGCGATGACCTCCGCCTCGGTGAGGTAGAAGCCGATCGAGGACCAGACCGCCGCCCAGTCGAAGTCGGCCGGGTAGCGGATGCCGCCCCGGCGCGCGACGATGGAGGGGAGGTTGACCAGGCCCGTCTCGGTCATGCGGATGGGGCACAGGTCGTACAGCGTCTCCGAGGGGGCGCACCAGCCCGCCGCCGCGACCAGCGAGCCTCCCGGGAGGTTCTTCTCGGAGGTGGCGAATTCGATCTTCTCGGCGGCCTCGTGATCGTTGCGGATCATGAACTGCTCGGGCACGTCGCGGCGGATACGCGCCAGGCCGATGCGCGAGCGCTGGCCGTCGACACCGGAGTTGGCGTTGGAGGTGATCAGCGGCATCATGCGCGCTTCCCACACCGCCGCCAGATCCTGCGTGCCGTTCAGGGTCTGGCCCGTACCGAAACCGGGGATGTCCGCAGCGGCCACCAGCGTGAACTTTTCGCTGTAGTGGCTGCCGTCCTGCGCGGGGCGCACGTCGGCGGCGCGGGTGTTGCCGGTGCCGAGCGGGACACGCGAGCGGCGCAGCGATGCCGCGACCAGCTCCCCGCCGACCTCCGCGCCTTCGGGAGCGGCGGCCTCCTCGGGGATCTCCACCGCCGCGTCGGCGGGGGCCGCGTCCGGGGAGCCGCCGCCGTCAGCAGTGGCCTCCGGCGTCTCGCCGCTGTCGGCGGGGTTCAGGGACCGCAGGCGCTCCCCGATCTCCGCCGCGCGCGTGGCGCGCTCGGCCTGCGCGGCACGGATCGCCTGCACCCCGTCCGCGACGCGGGCGAGGGTCTCCAGGGCCTGGATGGCGGTCTCGTCGGCCGGCGTGCCGTCCTCGCCGCCCGTCAGCTCGTCGAACCGGGCGAGGATGTCGGCGGACAGCTCGTCGGGGTTGATACCCCCGGCCTCCGCGATGGCCTGGGCGATGACGTTCGGCTGCTCGTCGGCCGGTACTTCCGCCAGCCGGGAGAGAAGTTCGCTGAGGAAACTCATGCTAGTGGGCACCCCTTCGGGGTCGTTGTTCGTCCGCCCTCGGCCCACTAGCCAGCAGGGTGCCCACTCACAGTAGCTGATCCTGTACAGAATGTGATGAAAGGTGGGCAGAGGTCACCCCCACCCACCCACCCGGGTGGCCACCCGGGAACTAGGCGATCACCTCACCCGTCCGCGTGTTCACCTTCTTCACGTACG